CGCCCTCCTTGCCCGACTGCTGCCAGGCATCCGGCGAGCGACTGGAGAAGTTCACCAGAACCTCGTCGCCCGGCTTGACCGGGAAGGTCATCACCATCCCGCCACCACCTGGGAACTGGACCGGCACATCCTGAAGGACCGGGATGTCCACCGACTTCTGACTGCCGTCCTCCTGCTTCACAAAGGACTTGACCTGCAGCTGGATCGAGGCGGTCATCTTCTCCTTGTCGAAGGAGACGATCTTCCCCGGAGCCGAGGTCCACATCTTGGCCTGATTGGCCTCGACCGCCGTGCGGATGATCTCGCCCATATCGGCGAATCGCTCTCGGGGATCAATTGCCACTGTCGTCTCCTGGATCGAGGGATATCCCGCGCCCGGCCAGGCCGATCGGAAGCGGACCCTGGCCATCTGCACGGATGCACACGACGTCGGTGTACCACGGCAGGCCGCGAGTGTCCCCGGTGTGCTCTGCGACGAGGACTCGATACATCCCGTCCTCTGCGATGGAGGGGATCATCGCGTTCTGCGCCTCGGCGGCATAGTTGGGCGAGAATGCCTGCTCCTGGACGCTGGCCTGGTCGATCTTGATGATCGAGCCGGGGATGATCTTCGGATTGAGCAGCATCTTGCACATGATGCCGTCGAATGTCTGCTCTGGGAGCCCGACCATGCCAGTCCGCGAGTTGATCACATGCACGTTCCCGGGCATCTTCTCGCGGTTCTTGATGATCTGAAGCTTCTGGTTCTGGATACTCCAGCTGCTGTCCGTGGCCGTGGCGATGTCGCGCAGAAGATCGCGGGTCGAGCCGAACAGCGTCCGGGCGCGCGGCATCTTCTGCGAGCCGAGGTCCGCGATGTAGCCGAGCTCGATCCCGTACTTCTTGAGCGACTCGGCGGCCACGTCCACCTGGTCCTTGAACGTGCTGCCCGCCGCCAGGGTCTTGCTGACCGTCGCATAGGTGTACGCCCGGTCGCCCGACGCGGCCAGGAGGGCCAGATATGTCTCGACTGGGTTGTCGCGGCCGGAGCGCTTCTGGATCAGGTCGCCCTTGAAGATCAGGCCACGCACCCCGCCACGATCCTCCTCGTACCCCGCCTCGAGGCTGACCGTCTGACCCTCCTTCTTGATCTTCTGGATGGTCGCGGTGCTGGGATTGGTGATCAGGATCTCGGCATTGTTCGGCTTCTGCGAGTCCTCCTGCCGCACCCGAAAGCGGATGCGCAGCGCAGACACGTCGATGGCGTCGCCACCCGCCGTGACTGTCAGCCGAAGGTCTCTGATCCACTGCCTGCTCATGTCAGGAAGAGCACCCTGCCATTGATGCCGAAGTTCGTGAAGGTGGGCTCGACCAGCTGGTCGTCGTCCGTCGCCACGATGATGGAGCCCTCGATACCGAGATAGGCCAGCTGTCCCAGGATGTCCTGTCCGGCGGTCAGCGGGATGCCCTGAAAGAGCACCACGTCGCTGCTGTCCGAGACGTCCATGAACCAGCCGCCCTCATCCGAGTCGCACCAGGCGAACCGGATGCTGTACTCGCGGGTGCCGAGCGTGATCTGCATCAGCTGCGGGGCCGGGGAGACCGGAAAGTCGAATGCCTCAGCCATCAGGCCCTCGCTGTCGGAGAGGCGAACCCGGAGGTTCCGGAGCTCTTGAGCTGCTTGGCGCCAACGTCTGTGGTCGGCTGCGTCTTGCTGGGCGACGCCTGGGCTGATGCCGGCGCAGAGGTCGTCTCAGTCTCCACGATGATGATCTCGCGGAAGCGGCCACTGACCATGAGGACGTTCTCGGTGGTCGGCTCGGTCTGGACCGTGATGCCGACCAGGAGCATGTTCTCGTAGCTGCGCTTGCCGGTGGTGATCTCAAAGGGCTCACGCTCCTGCTGGAGGGCAACCAGTTCCTGATAGATCTCCTGGCAGTAGCCGACGCCCCCGGTTGAGTCGGACCAGCCCATCTGCATGTCGACCTCGAGAGGCCGCATGAATGCGTGATCCGAGATGGCCGCGCCGCGCTCGACCGGGTGATCAGTGACGATCAGCTCGTCCTTGTTCACCTCGCGCAGAACCACGTCCGGGATGAGCGTTGAGAAGCTCCTCGAGGAGGTCGTGATCAGCGCGAAGAGGTCGTCGATCAGTGCCATGCTTTACTCCTCGGCTCTCATCCGCGTACTCTCAGCTGGCCGAGTCGCCCAAGGATATCCGAGGACGGCAATCTCGGCTAGTGGAGAGATCCGATGCGAGCGATCATTCTTCTGGCACTTCTCATGGGGCCGTCCGCACAGGCAAGCGAGATCCTGCATCGGCCATACGAGGAGGCAAGACCTCAGCTCATCGCCGAGGGCTTCCTTCCAGTTGCGCATCGAACCGGCTGCAGAGAGACCGAGAAGCTGGGCGACTGGCGCTGTCGAGAGTTCCCCGAGATGGAGCTGTGCCGCCTCGAGGCTCCGTTTCCCTGCATTGCAGATTGGATCATGCCGAGCGGATCTCGCATGAAGATCGTGGTGGAGGGCTACGATCTCATCGTGAGCCGCACCTTCACCGCACGTTCTCCTTGAGCTGACGCATCAGCATGGCGTTGACCTCGCGCTGGCGATCGGCCACCGCGTTGCCAGTGCCCGTCGGATCGCTGCCACCGGTGACGTTGATCGCGGTGTTCTGCGTCATGCCCACTGTGGTACTCGTCGACGACCCGCCAGGCGTCAGAGGTGCCGGGCCGGTGGAGCCAGTGGCACCGCCAGCTCGATTCGCTGCATCCTGAGCCGCCTGCATGCGAGCCAGCGGAGGCAGCTGCGGACCACCCTCCCCAGCGTCACGCTGCAGACCACTCGCGCCGTAACTCTGATTGGCCCCGTAGCTGTCCTGCCCAGTCTTCCGGGACCGTGAGTAGCCAGCCTCCGGAGTGGACGCGGGAGTGGCCGCAGCCGCCGAGGGCTCCCCGGCAGGCGAGGCGACGCCACCCATCTTCTCCAGTCGACCCAGTGCCCCGCCGTGGGGTCGCTGCATTCCGTTGACCTTGTCGGCCACAGTGCCAGGAGCGCCACCCGCAGCTGCGTCACTGCGGTTGTTGCGACCGACGCCACCAGCGTTGATGGCTGAGTAGACCTCCATCAGGCCATGACCTGGCTTGACGCCAGCATCCTTCAGATAGCGAGTCACCGCTTTCATCTGGTCGGTGATCGACGAGTCGGCGGTCACCCCGTACTTGCGCGCCTGAGGCTCACCCCACTGGATGAGGCCACGATGCTGCCCCCACTTCGTCGTGGGACCCCGCTGCCACTTGTCCATCGTGCCACCGGTCTCGTACGAGATGGCGGTGGCAATGGCCTCTGGCGGCACACCCAGGTCGGCAGCAGTCTGACGGATCCCCCGAGCCATCTCCGCCGACTCCTCGGCCGACAGCTTGGAGCGCCGTGCACCCCCGCCCCTCCGAAGAAGAGCACCCGACTGGATCTTGGCGGCCTGATTGGGATCGTCCTGTCCGCCCAGCATCTTGGGCATCTTGCGCTGCCACCAGTTCCGCTTGTCCGTTATCTGTGGAGGAGCAGCAGGGCGTGCGGGCGCACCCCCGGTCCCGCTCTCTGTCGGCGTGCTGCCCCAGGTCCCATTGGCGCGGCGACGAGCGATCTCGGCGTCCTCGCCTCCGTTGGCCGGGGAGGTGGAGCCGACCAGGAGTCCTGCCGCCAGCATCGCCGGCGTGATCCCGAGCGTGAGGAGCATGGCCGCAAAGCCGGTGCTGACCGCGCTGAAGGCCCCCAGCACCCGGACCAGCCAGGTTCCGACCAGGAAGGCGGCGAAAGCAGTCAGGGCCAGAGTGAGCGTGTCGAGGTTCTTGCTGAACTTGTCGAAGAACTCGACGATCGGCCCCTCGCCCTTCTCGACGAGCTGCATGATCGCCTTGAGCACCTCGCCCAGAGCATCCACCAGCTTCTCAAAGAAGCGCTCGATCGCCGGCCCGTTGTTCGTGACGAACTGGTCGAACTTCTCGATGAGCTTCGTGAGGCCCGGTCCGACCGACTGCAGCAGCTTCTCGCCCAGCACGCTGAGCGTGAGCGACATCTGACGCCAGGCGACAGTCAGATCTCGGCCAATCTCGGCCGTTCGCTTCTGGTCGACACCCAGCTGGACCTGCTTCTTCCGGTACTCCTCGGTGTAGCGGACCAGGTCGCCGGACTTGAGCGCGTCGAAGGTGCGCTCGTCGATGCCGAGCGCCTCGAGGTATGCCATGGACACATGTCGCGGCATCCGAGACAGCTTCTGAGCCAGCTCGGTCATCACGATCGCGGTGTCGCGGGCCTTCCCGTTTGCCTCCGTCGCCACTCCGAGCTGGCGGACCATGGAGCCATAGCCGGGGTTGTTCCGGAGCTTGGTCCCGAAGGCCTCGAACGACTGCATGGCTCCGCTGTAGGAGCCGCCGAGCTGTGAGACTGCGTAGCTGAGGCTCTTCAGATTCTCGACTGAGGCCTTGGTGCGCTGGCTCGCGTAGTAGATGTCGTCGAAGCCCTGCGCGATGCGCACGGCCCCGCGAGCGATGGCCTCAGCGGCCTCCGCGATGGCCCGACCCAGCAGTTCGGCGCGGAGAGTGGCCTTCTTGAGGCTGTCCTCGAACCGGCGCTCGCTGCTGCCATCGACCTTGTAGCCGATGGAGACGAGGAATTCCTTGATGGTCTCAGCCACGACTACTTGCCCTTGCTGGCCTCCTGCGCCCGGAACGTGTTCTCATCCAGGGCGTCGATGGCATCGTTCATGTCGGCGAAGTCGCAGATGTCGAGCGCGCCGCTCACCGCACTCTCATAGCTGCACATTCCTCGGAGGACCGGGCGCATGATGAAGTCCAGCCCCTCAGGCAGCAGCACCGCGTCGTACTTCAGCGAGGCTTGCCTTCGGCTATACTCGAGACGATCCCGAAGAAAAAAGGGCCGAGTTCTGCCTTCAGGACCTCCGCCATGATCAGGAAGATCGTGTGACCCTCGATGTCGTCGAACTGGGGCTGGCCTGCACGCGGATTCCAGATGCGCGACCACCCAGTGTCGCCGGCCCGCTGGCGCTCGACCAGATTGAGGCAGGCGGCCTGGACATAGTCGAACTCGGCATCGGGCATCGAGGCCAGAAGCTGTGCGGTTGCCTGCACGCCGGGGAGGAGGGCCTTGATGTTGATGTCGAGCAGCCCCAGCGAGCCCTTCTCCGCACCCCCGGTTGCATCGGAGATGGCCTCGCGTCGCTTGTTGGCCAGCTTGACCTGCTCGATCATGGGCTCGATGAGGCCGACCATGAGCGGCGTGATGCGACGGGTGACGTTCATCTGTGTGCGAACGTCCATGCGGGACGCCCGGTAGGGCGTCCCGTCCAGCGTGAACTCGATCGGATTCCGCATCAGAACACCACGCTCGGCGTTCCGACGCCCAGGATGTAGTCGATGGTGGCCGCGTCCCACGTCCACTCGTAGACGTTGCCGTCCTTGCCGAAGGAGATGTCCGGGGCCTTCTTGAAGGCGCAGCCTGCGCAGGTGATCTCGTCACCGCGAGCCGCGTCGCGGATCACGATGGTGTTCTGCCCCCAGAGAGAGGCCGAGGACGAGTCCGAGTTGTACATGTCCATCAGCAGCGCATTGGTCGGCGACGTCTTGAGTAGGCGAACGGTGACCGCCCCCGCCTTGCCCATGTGCAGCGAGTGCATGACCGAGCCGTCGGCACCGACCATCATGGTGTTCTTGTCGTCGACCTGGGAGATCGAGATCCCCTCCTCGGCGGGGGCTGCGCCCGCGCTGAGGTTGAAGCTGCCGCTCGGACCAGCGATGGCCGCGAGTACATCGGCAAAGGAGTATGCGTACGAGGCCATCTTCTGGTCCTTCTAGAGAGGGCGATCAGCGGTTGACGTTGATGGTCACGTCGACGAAGTGGATGGCACCCGCCAGCTTGACCGCGATCTGGATCGGCACCGACCTCCGGGCCTCGCGATCCGCCTGGCTCTGCGAGGAGACCGGCGGAGCGTAGCAGTAGAAGCCCTTGGACAGGAAGTCGCCCTGCTTGAGCTGACCGAAGCCGCCCGCGTTCCAGCGCCCCGGCGCGACCAGGCCGTTGTTCACGGACTGGGACAGCCGGTCCTCGATCGTCGTGATGATCAGGTGCGTGCCCTGGTCGGTCTGCGGGATCTTGGACAGCGAGGTGTAGAGCAGGTTGTAGACCGCCGTCTGGACATCGTTCTCCAGCCAGTCCAGACCCTGGACCTCGTCGAAGAAGGAGCCGTTGGCGACGACGCCCTCCTGGATGATCGAGGTCTCGTTGTCGTACGCCACGAAGACGTTGCAGTTCTTGTCGCGCAGCGTCTGGGCCTGGTTCTGCGTGAGAACCTCCGCCGCGACACCGGGCTCCTGCTTGAACTTCAGCGTGATCGTGGTGTTCGATCCCTGGAAGTTCACCGTGGCCGCGCGCCCGAAGAACGAGGCGATGGCCTGGGCGCTGGATGCCGAGTACTGCGAGAACGTGCGGCGCAGCTCCAGATCCTTGAGCTGGGACGCGAGGTCGTTCGTGATCGTGCTATCCAGCACGGTGGTGTCCGTGATGGTGACACCGAGGACCCGCTTCTTGTCCTGAGCCTCGATGAGCTGGGCTGCCGCGATGATCGAGGCATTGTCCACTCCCTCGTCGGCCAGGACGCCGGCATACCAGTCTCCGGACTTGTTGACCAGAGCCTCGATGGCGTCCACCAGTGTCTCGGGAGCCACGCCCGGTACGGGCGCCGACGCCTGGGAACTGAGGCCCTTCAGCAGTCCTGCAACGGACGTGCCGGCGCCGCCAGCAAGGTTGGCGCCGGACACGGCGATGTTGGTGCCGGACTTGGCCAGGGTGTAGGCGTTGCCGCCCGTTCCCGTGATCTTGGAGATCATGTAGACGACCGCGCCGACCGCCCGATAGTTGGCGACCGCGATGCCTGCGACCACGGAGGCATTGGCGAACGCAGCGAGCGCCGTGGCCTGAGCGGCAGCGGAGCCGGCGATGTTGACCTGGTTGCCGGTGGCGCCCGAGGCGACGAAGGTGACCACGACACCGTTGAGCGTGACCGTGTCGGACGGAGCCGGAACACCCGAGAAGGTGATGCTGCCGAAGGCCGTCGGATCCTTGAGGTAGCTGAGCGACGCGGTCGCGCCGGTCAGATCCGTCTCGAAGATGAACCGGCTCGACACAGAGTCCCAGACGACCGAGCCAGCTGCCAGGGCTGCATCGATGATCGAGGCCACACCATTGAGGTTGGTGATGGCCGAGAAGTTCATGCCGGAGAGAGTCACCGGGACGTTGTTGACGTCCAGATAGAGCGCGCCGGAGGTCACCGGGGTGAAGTTGCCGATGGCCCGCTCGGCCGGCGTGAGCACGCCGCCACTGAGGCGGGCCTGCGTGGCCGTCCTGGCCCAGCGCCCAATGTAGAGAATGGAGGGCTGCGGCACCTGAGCGAAGTGCTTGATGGCCGAGAGATACTCGACGTCCGTGGTCGAGAACTCCTCCGCCACACCTGCCATGTTGGCATACTCGCGGATTCGCTCCGTGACGTCGATCACATCGGACGAGCCGATGTGCAGCGCCGCACCGAAGTTCCGCGTGGGAGCCGCGATCGGAGAGATGTTGATGTTGACGTCGACGACGTTGCTGACTGCAAGGCCCTGGGCCATATCTCAGTTCTCCGGTACAGTGCGGTTCTGGGTGTAGCTCCCGGTCTCGAGAGCAAGCTGAGCCTGGAGCAGGTTCAGAATGGGATAGGTTCGAGCGACCACCCGACGAAGAGTCACTGGCAGATCTGCTCGCCGGATGTATTCCTGGTTGACCAGCTCTCCGAGGAGAGTGACTCGACCAGTGTCAAGGAGGGCCATGCCGTCGGCACGCATCGCCTCACGGTTCTGAGGGATCC